ATTTACGTATCAACCTCGACCGTGTTAGCCACATGATTACAAAAATGTGGATGGACGGTCCTAACGGCTACGGAAAACTTAAAATGCTTCCAACTCCAATGGGTCAATTAGTTGGCACTATGTTGGAGTCGGGAGTAAAACTAGGAGTTTCTAGTCGCGGATCAGGCGAAGTCGACGGCGGTGGTAACGTCAATGGTTTTGAAATCATTACCGTTGATGTTGTGGCACAACCAAGTGCACCAGGCGCCTATCCAACACCAGTTTATGAACACTTGTTAAACAACACAGGTGGTTACGAGGCATTTAGAGTAGCACAAGAAGTTAAAGGCGATCCACAGGCACAGCGTTATATAGCAGAGAGCTTGAAAAAAATCATTTCAGGTTTAAATAAATCGTAGGAGAATCACAATGCTAGATTTTGTAAAACAATTATTTGAAAACAATGTGATTTCCGAAGAAGTCAAGTCGGAGATTGAAACCGCTTGGGAAAAAACCGTTCAAGAAAACCGTGATCAAATCAACACACAATTGCGTGAAGAGTTTGCTACGAAGTATGAACACGATAAAGCCGCAATGGTTGAAGCAGTAGAAAATATGCTTGCAGATAGAATTCAAGCAGAGCTTTCTGAATTTGCTGAAGACCGCCAAGGACTTATCGAAGCAAGAGCCAAATATGCTAAGAAGATGAAATCAGATTCTAAGGCTATGGAAGCATTCGTTCTTAATAATCTTAAGAAAGAACTTGCAGAACTTCGTGAAGACCGTAAAGCAGTTGCTGGTAATGTCGCTAAACTTGAATCTTTTATTGTGGATGCACTGGCGAAAGAAATCGCAGAATTCCATTCTGATAAGAAAGACCTAGCAGAAACCAAAGTTAAACTTGTTAGAGATAGCAAGGCTAAGTTTGAATCTGTTAAGAAAGACTTTATTTCTAAATCAGCAAAAATCATCGAAGAAACCGTATCGAAAGGTATTAAATCTGAGATGAAACAATTGAAAGAGGATATCGAAGCAGCAAGACAGAATGATTTTGGTCGCAGAATTTTTGAAAGTTTTGCAAGTGAGTACGCAACTAGCCATCTTAACGAGAAATCGGAAACTGCTAAACTTCTAAAAGTTGTAAAGATGAAAGAAGAAGCAATTGCTGAAGCCAACACAAAAGCGGCTGAAGCAGGGAAACTAGTTGAAAGCAAAGATGCTGAAATCGCAAAGATCCAAGATGCATCTCAAAGAAAAGAAGTAATGGCAGAATTGCTATCACCTCTTTCTAGAGACAAGCGCGAAGTAATGAGCGAACTTTTAGAATCTGTGCAGACAAACAAATTACACGCAGCCTTTGACAAGTACATTCCAGCCGTGATGGAAGGAAACGTACCAGCGAAGAAAGCGTTGACTGAAGGCAAAGAAATTACAGGCGATAAAAATACACAGGCAACAATCAGCGGTAACGAGAATAAAACTGCTGAGATTTTTGACATCCGCAGGCTTGCGGGACTAAAAGTTTAAGGAGAAAAACAAATGTCACAACTATTAGAGTCACGCTGGTCCGAAACCAAAGATGCCCTTTTAGAAGGTCTTCAAGGTAACAAGCGTTCTGTTATGGCAACAACTCTCGAAAATACCCGTAAGTATTTGTCAGAGTCTGCTACAGCAGGTGCTACATCGGCCGGTAACGTCGCAACACTAAATCGCGTCATCCTACCAGTAATTAGACGTGTAATGCCAACGGTTATCGCTAACGAGCTTGTTGGTGTTCAACCAATGACTGGACCAGTCGGCCAAATTCACACATTGCGTGTGCGTTATGCTGACGCTTTTGCACCATCTGCAGGAACTACGGTTACTGCTGGTGAAGAAGCACTATCACCATTCAAGATTGCAGAAGGTTACTCAGGTAACGATACTGCAACTGGAACTAAGCCTGGATCTACAGCATCACTAGAAGGTGAAGCAGGAAACAGACTAAGCATCCAAATCTTGAAACAAACCGTTGAAGCCAAATCTAGAAAACTAAGTGCTAGATGGACTTTCGAATCTGCACAAGACGCACAAGCTCAACAGGGCATTGACGTTGAAGCAGAAATCATGGCAGCTCTTGCACAAGAGATTACTGCTGAGATTGATCAGGAAGTTATTGGATCACTTTCAACATTGGCTGGCACAGCCGCACTAACATACGACCAAGCAGCGGTATCAGGTACTGCTACATTCGTTGGTGATGAACATGCTGCATTAGCAGTTCAAATCAACCGTGTTGCTAACTTGATTGCACAACGTACACGTCGTGGTGCAGGTAACTGGGCAGTTGTTTCACCAACGGTGTTAACACTACTTCAGTCTGCAACTACTTCAGCGTTTGCACGTACTACTGAAGGTACTTTTGAAGCACCAACAAACACTAAGTTTGTAGGAACTTTAAATAGTGCTATGAAAGTATATGTTAACGGTTATGCTACTAGCGATGATGTTATCGTTGGTTACAAAGGTTCAAGCGAATCAGACGCAGCAGCGTTCTACTGCCCATACATCCCATTGATGTCAAGCGGTGTTGTTCTTGATCCAGCAACTTTTGAACCAGTAGTTTCGTTCATGACTAGATACGGATATGTAGAGTTAACAAACACTGCATCTTCACTAGGTAATGCGGCAGACTACTTGGGTAAAGTTGGTGTAACATCAGCGAACCTACGTTTTGCATAAGCAATAACACTTTATTGTGTATTAGAAGGGCGGCATTTATGTCGCCCTTTTTTTATGGCTTGACAATCTACTAAAAAGAATGTTAAATACTAGTATGGAAGACATCACTAGCCATAAAGATTTTGATAAGTTAAGAACGCAACTTGATAAATGGCGTAAGCGTTTTCCTATGTTCAGTCATGATGTTAGGCGCATACAATCATCAATAGAAGTTCACATGAAAAACTATATGGAACATCTAATACGCTATCGACAAACTAAAAGCAATCACTGCATCGAAAAGGCCCAGGCAGAAATAGACAAAATTAATGCACTAATGAATACTATTAGTAAAGTAGAGTTAATGTCAATCCTTAGCAAAGGATAAATATATATGTCAAAATAAGCGAGCCGCGAGGCGGACTTATGCGGAAACCAACCGCGTAGACCTAGAACGTCAACATAAGGAGAAAACAAATGGGACGCCCAATTAACAAAAGATACTTCGGTAGCGTAAAGGCTGCCACAGCGCAGAGCGCACAAAACCCAACCGTGGATGGTAAGGATCAAGCAGGTCATGCACTAACAGATACTGGTTTGTATTCTGAAAAGAAACTTGGATATAACTTTCCTGTTCACGCAGCAAGAGTTTCTAATGCAGGAACTACATACACTGAAGTTCAGTTTGATCCAGCAACAAGCGAATATCCGTTTGTTGTTAAACAAACAGGAAGCAAGAGCTATCTAGTAAGAACTTCTGCTACTCAAGCACATGTAGGAAAATGTAAACTGGTTAACAAAGCAGCCGGTGCATTAGCCGCAGGTGAAATGGTAGTGCAAGGATTCCTAAGCGGCGACGCTGGTGACGGTTCACCAATCAACATCGAAAGATTTACAAAATTCTATGCTGTTGATTTTAGCGGAAACCGTTACAAGTGGTACATCAATTACACTTCAGGTAATGATAGTACTTTGGCTAACGTACTTGTATTAGCACAAGCGACTGACGCAACGGTTAACTAAGGTATAACATATGTCTCAGGTTCTTCAAACTAACGGCGATTACACGATTAAGTCAGCAGTGGGCGGCATCATTAAACTTGATGTTGGTCCACCTACTGCTAACGGACAGGTAATCATAACTTCCGACTTAATTGTCGAGGGTGAAACACTTACCGTTGAAGCAGAGAACCTGAACATTAGAGATAATGTTATTCGTTTAAATTTTGGAGAAACGGGTGCAGGAGTTACTCTACGCTATGCTGGTGTACAGATAGATAGAGGATCAGAAACTGCTGCATCTCTTTTCTGGGACGAGAACGATGATACATTTAACCTTGCGATAGGAACGGCAACCACTGGCAGTTTTAACTATGCCAATACTGCTTTAAGAGTAAACAAAATTACAAGTTCGTCAGGACAAGATTTACACCTATTAGGGTTTGATGATCCTAGCCAGCCACCCGGAACACCATTTAATGCAAATGCTGTGGTTACGGTAACTGGTACAAATAATTATGAGGATCAAGTTACTGACGATGACGACATACCAAACAAAAAATACGTAGACGATTCAATTAGAGATAATCCTACTTTCCAAATCATTGAACAGGATACAAGAGTAATTGTTACAGACAAGGACCAATCAGATCCACTTGCAGGATCCATAGCCTATCTCACAGCAAATACTCCTTTTAATACGCTCGGAGAAAGTGCTGTATCCATAATTGTTGATAATAAACTAGCAGGTCAATTTTATAATAACAGGCTTGAAGTTGGTGATTTAGAATTAGGCGGCGGCGTAGATAGAAATGAAATTTCTAGCAGAGGATCAATAACCAACGAAAACATTGTTATCAGAACTCAAGGTACTGGTAAATTACAAACAAACTATGCAGTTCAATTGGAAAAAATTGGAACTTCGGGCGAAACACCGCCGGCTGCTTATCCATACACACCAGTAACTCCTGCATATGTGCCAGGTAGCACATTATTATATGCAGGAAACGCAGATCGAGGATCAACTGGATTGTATTTTGTTAATGATAGTTCGGAAATTAGTAAACAAGCAGGTGAATTGATAAGTAAAAATAAAGCATTGCTCTTTAGCATGATTTTTTAAGGGAAACAGATGATAACAAATACAAGACTAACAACAATTGCTAACACGACGGTATTTACTGCTACCCAAGACGGTATCAGTGCACCTAATGCTTCAACAAATCCAGGTCAGACTCGAGCAGTTACCACAATGATTTTGTGTAACACAGGAACGCCTAATCTTACAGATGAATCTGTAAACACTGCTGCTGTAACAATTCACATGAAAGATAACGGAACAGCGGCATCTGCGTCTAACATGATTGTTAGTAGTTTAACAATTCCAGCAGGAGAGACCGTGTTTTTTAGCGATGAAAAACTTATTTTGGAAGGAAGCGGAAATACCTGTGATGAAATTACCGTCGAATCCAATGCTGCTAATTTAATTACGGTAACGGTTAGCTCGTTGCCAGTATAGGAAAAATAGATGAAGTTTTTAAAATCACAAAACACATCGCGCTATAGTCCTAGCGATAATACATTTCAGGTAAATCCCTACGGTAGAGCAGTAATGGACTTTAATGGTGCAGTGATGATTCCAAAAGGAACAGGTGATCCGGCTTACACTCCAGGAACAGCACAGAA